ACGAGAGCGAAGATTTGGACTTGCGTTTTAAGATGCTTCCAGAGTGGTTGCAAAACAAAGTAAGTTCATCAGATGAATTTAGCAAACGTTTGGAGCGCGCTGCGGATCAAATGAACAAGGCAAAGGAAATGCTCGAAGCGAAAGGATTGGTTCAACCAACACAAGAAAACGAAGACGACCTTCCATTCTAAATAATAACGAGAGGGTTGAAATATACCCTCTCTTAATCTTAAAATCAAAATGAAAAAATTAGTAAGCCTTGAAAAGCGCGTTGAGAATCTGCTCAAAAAGTATAAGACGCTTCGCAACAACAACAAAGCACTTTGTGTGAAAGTTTGGGAACAACAATTCGAAGAACGCAAAGACATCACAAGCAACTTCTTCGCGATGTACGAACTTGGTAAATACACCACAGCCGACAACATCACACGCATAGCGCGATTAGTTAAGGAACGCAATCCAGAACTACGCGGAACGAACCACGAAGACAATAAGAAGAAAGAGCAGTTAATTAAACCACTATTGAAAACTAAATAACTATGGAAAAGAAAAAACCTTTTGACATTAAAAGACTAAACGAATTTTGCGATTTAGTTAATAAAGGCACAAGTCCTACAATGGCTTTGCAAATAATGAGAGCTGCTAAACATTACTACCCAGCGTTGAAAACAGCTAATATATTTTGGGTTACAAAAGACGGTTATTATAAAGCGTTAGACAAAGTAACTGAAAAACAATATATTATTTTTTCACAAGAAAGAAAAAGAGTAAATGCAGAAAGAAATGACAAATACTATTCTCAATTAACTAAAAAGAAAGCGTATATAAACTATTCAAATCAAACAAAAGCTTTTAATTACAGAAATGAAAAAAAATTATCATTTATTCAACGCATTGTAAAATCACTTTTTAACTTATGAGATATATAATTGAAGATGAAAGTCTATCTGCTCACTGCTGCTTTGGTTGGTCAATAGTTGACACCACAGTAGGAAAAATAGATACTATTCACGGTCCACAATGGGCAGACCATATCTGTGAAGGATTTGAAGAAAAATACGCTATATTAATCTGCGATGCATTAAACAAATTAGAAAATGAACAAAGCAATCTATAAAACACCATTTGGTCGACTTGTCAAAAGTCAATTCAAGACGATGCACAACTTCAAGAACGTATTGCGCATAAGCGACCCAACGGCAAGACTTTACGTCGCACACCCAGAGCGAATGCGAATTAAAGACTTCAACAACATTTGCCTTCACACAGGTCTGTCACGCGAAGAAGTATTCAGCACCTTTACACCAACAATCTTAATAAACGAAGAAAATGACTAACGTAAAAGAATTAATGAAGTATTTAAGCAAATTTGACAAGTACACTCCTATTGCGTTAGGAATTGAGACTGAAAATAATATGAAGTTGCAAAATATGAAAGCTGCTGAAGCAACTGCTTTAAATAATGTAACAGGAGATAAAGTTGAAATCTTAATCTTTTTAGCTGACAACACAAATTTTCAAAACAATTAATAAATAGAACAATGAGCAATTACATTTTTACAGACAAAGAACGTGAAGAAATTAACGTAAGACTTTTATCAATTTTACTTGAAAAGCATTTTCAAGACGAACTAAAAGAAAAAACTTTGAAAGGTTTAACTGGAGACGATTATATCCGAGAAGAAAAGAAATTAATAAAGTTGTACAAAAAAAATTTTAACAAACATGACTAACGAACAGATAAGACAGCAAATAGTAGATATGATACCTTTTGCACATATGGAACGATTCGAGACTTTGTGGACAATGATAACTCCGAAATATGAACGCCTTTCAACCGAACAAATCAAACAACAGCAAGAACTCGAAAACGAACGTGAAGTGTTCTGGTCAGCACTTGAAGACGTTGTTTGTAGCGTTGTTGGTATTCAATCGCAAACGCTTTATACCGCAACGAGACGACGCGAGATTGTAACCGCACGACAAATTATTTTTTTCCTTATCCGCCCTTGTTACTTTCAATCATTCGATTCAATTGGTAAACACTACGGCAAAGACCACGCGACCGTGATGCACGGAATAAAGCAGGCGACTTGGCAAATAGAGTGTGATAAAAGCTATGCGGCAACCGTTGAACGCATTTGTGGATTGATGAATGAGATGGGTTATGCTAAACCAATCAAGTTTTTCACTAAATTTGTGGAACACTTAGAACATCAAAAGGAACTCGAAGCAAAAAGAAAAGCCAAACTAAAATAAACCTTAAAATCAAAAATATATGAGCGACTATTGCCGTTATTGCGACACCGAAGCAATCGAAGAACGAATTGAAGAAATCAAAAGAACAAATAGAAAATATCGAGACTGGGACGACAGCGACATTCAAGAACTTTTCGAAGACGAAATAGGTCTTTGTTACGAATGCACTCGCGAGGAAGATGCTGACATGGAAAGGGACGAATACTAAATAAAACAATGATGCTAATTTTACAACTCAAAAAGAGAATCGAGATTCTCGAAGCGCAAGTAAAGGAACAAGACCAAAAGATAAACGATATCCTTATTCGCTTATCCGTTCCACAAACAAACCTTCCAGTACCAACGAAAGAAAAGAAGTCTACATTCGTCAAACCAACGGTTGTTGAAATATATGAATACGCTTGTGAGAAGTTAAGCAACGACGACGCGCTTAAATTTACCGAGAAATTCCACGCTCACTACGAGGCGAATGGTTGGAAGGTGGGAAGGAACGCGATGAAGGACTGGAAGGCTGCCGTTCGGAAGTGGGACTTGTCTACCTTTGTAACTCAAACAAACCAAACAACAAAAATCAAAAATGGAAAATTCGATTCCGACGCTGCGCAACGCATCTACAACGACGCTCAGCATTACACAAAGGGTTGATAGTGCAGAAAGAGAAAGCGCATTTGTAGCAGATTACGACCTACCTACATTCGTTAAGTTATGCTCGAAGGTATGCGCGATGTACGGAATAGCACTTCCCGAAGCGCAACTGTTGCAAATGTTGCACGAGTTCATTGGTAAACACTTTCGTTGGGTTACGTTCGAACACTTCAATCTTGCGTTTGAACTAAATGCAGCGAATGAACTGAGTAAAAAGTGTGAGCATTTTGGAGCGTTGAGCGTTTCGTTTATTGGTGATGTACTCACACACTACAAACCACACAGAGACAAGGCGAATCTACAAATTCAGCGTGAAATAGCGCAATCAATTGAGGAAAAAGCAGAACTAATAAAAGAAAACGAAATGGCGGTGAACGACGATAGCTGGAGAAGAATGTTGAAGGAAGATGTTGACAGCTTCAAACAAGGCAAAATGACAACGTTAGAATTGCGTGGAGTGTCAATGATGCGGTGGTTAGAAGAAAGTAAGCGTATTACGCTCGAAACGTTTACAGAAGAAGAATACAACCTGTGCAAAGCAAAGGCACGAAAGACAGTCTTCAACGAACAACAACTTTCGAAGGGAATGATTGAGCGAATGAGTGACCGCAAAAGACAGCTACTCAAAGAATCAATTCAGTTCGAAGGGTTGCGAGAACTTTACAAACTTTATTTATCAAAGCAATGAGTCAGTTTATATTCAACGAACACGGAGTGTGTGAAAACCCTATCTTGAAAACTTACAAATGTATCAAGGGTTATGAAGCGCAGGTTAATGTAGCCATTGTTCAAAAAGGAAATTGGAGTTATTCAATTAGTTTCAAAGGACAGGATCAAGGTTGGTCGCAGCCTTTGATTTACCACGCTGAATACAACGTGTACAAAACGAAAGACGAAGCGTTCAACGCTGGTCTTGAATTGCTCTTGCACCAAGTAAAGCAAAACAACGACGCGAAGAAGTACGACCGCATTGTTCAAATACTTCAAGACGAACTTTGTCCTGTGGTTGAAAATCAACTAACACTATTTTAATGAGAAAGTATAAATTCATTCATCCATTAACAGGCGAAGCGCACATTGTTATTTGTGATAAAATCGAAGAGTATGGTTCGGTTAACGAGTCGTATTGGTGGTGCTTAATCGGAGATAAAATAATTGCACAAATTCCGCAGTCTTACGCAATGATTAGAATAGATGAATGAACCACGCGAAATAATTTACCACGACAAACAGAAACACGCGTTGGAACTTCTTTCTTATGAAAGTCCTATTGCGCAGGTCTTGTATGGTGGCGGTGTGTTTAGTGGAAAGTCTTTTCTCGGTTGTGATTGGCAGATAAAACGAAGACTAAAATACCCAGGGACAAAAGGCTTAATCGGTCGTGCGGAATTAAAGAAGTTGCGCTTGTCAACGATGCAAACCTTCTTTGAACTTTGCACCTTGCACGGATTGAAACCGAATGTTCACTACACCTACAACGGACAAGACCACGTTATTAAGTGGTACAACGGAAGCCAAACGATATTAATGGACTTGGCGGATATGCCCTCAGATCCCGACTTTCAGAGATTTGGGTCGATTGAGATTACAGACTATTTCGTAGATGAAGTAGCTGAAGTTTCAAAGCGTTGTATTGACATTTTGCAAAGCCGTGTACGTTACAAATTGATTAACGACAGAGCAAAGGGATTAATGACTTGTAACCCTTCAAAAGGTTGGTTGTATAACGATTTCTACTACGCTAATCTAAAAGGTGAATTAAGAAATGACCGAGCCTTTGTCCAAGCATTACCAACGGACAACCCATACATCTCGCAGACTTATTTAGAGAACTTACAAAAACTTCCAGAATACGACCGCAAACGTCTTTTAGAAGGCAATTGGGAGTTCGACGACGACAGCGACAAGTTGTTTAACACGGAGAATTTACTTCGAATGTTTCGCAACGAAGTAATCAATGAAGGAAAGAAATACATAACAGCCGACATAGCGCGATTTGGTAAGGATAGAACGATTATCTGCGTATGGGAAGGTCTAACTATTATCGATATAATTGAGTTGAATAGAGCAGCGTTGGACGAAGTGGTGAACAAAGTTCGTTTAACCTGTCAACAACATTCAATTTTATTGCAAGACGTAGTGTGCGACGAAGACGGTGTTGGTGGTGGTGTGGTTGACTTCTTAAAGTGTCGCGGCTTCGTCAATGGATCAAAACCAAAACACCCGCAATACCAAAATCTGAAAAGTGAATGTTACTACAAACTCGCGCAATACGTCGAAGAAAACAAGGTGACGATTCTATCCAGTACGCGCAAAGAACAAATCATTCGTGAATTAGAAATGATTAAGCGACACCGCGCAGATGTAGACGGAAAGTTACAGGTCACCCCGAAGGACGTTATCAAGAACCGCGAAGGTATTTCTCCCGACGTTGCCGACGCTATAATGATGCGAATGTATTTCGAACTCAATCCAAGTTATGGACAATATGTTGTGGGTTAGCATAGGTTGACTATATTAGCATAAATAAATAAACAAATGAATAATTTTATAAGTAAATTTTTTAGAGGAGCTGGAATTTTTATTGCAGTTTACATTCTTATTATACTTGGATATTCAGTTATTACAAAAACTGAAATAGGAAAAATAATAGATGTTGATTTTTGGATACTATCATATCTAATGTCATTAGCAGCTCCTAAAATTTTTATTGAAGTAAATGAAAAAACTGAACAAGAATGAAAAACACACCACTATACGAGTCTTTGAAAATGACTTACGACCGCGAGCGCGAAATTGTTAATTCACTCGCGAACTACTTTCAACAGGGAAAGATATTAGGCGACATTCTCCTTGAACTTTCACAACGGAAAGACTTGAACGCGAAGGAGAAAATATATCTTGCGTTAATGATTGGTTCAATGATGAGTAAGCCGAATGAAGAAAAGTAACTAAACCTCAAACCAAAAATCAAATGAAAGAACTTAAATTTCTATTACCAGAAGACGTACTAAAAAAAGAACAACTTGAACTTTATATCGAAGAAAATAAAAACAAGAAAATTCCAAACAAAGAAGAACCTGCAACATATCACTTTCAATTTGATATTGATGATTTGGAACAAGACTTGGAATGTTATAGAATAAGTGAGGAAGAATATATTAATGCAGTTTTACAAAAAGATTCGCTCTTGCGTTATTGCGTTCAGCCTTATGAATTTCTTGGAATCTTTGACAATAATAAAAGATATCAAGCACCAATGTTTTTAGCGCACAAAGAATTTATTGATGTGTTAGATGAGATTGAGTTTTATAAAGAAGCAATAAGCGAGATGTACAATTATTTTCGTAAGAAAAATAAAAACATTGATTATAGAAATCTTTACGAAAAAGAAGACGGTGTGTATTTAGGTTATAGAACTGCTCCAGACCCTAAACACGATCCGTGGGGAGATTATAACCCAAGAATGTTAGGTATTTTAACAGGAGGTAGTCTTATTATGACAACCGAAGAATATCATAATCAAATGAGAAAAATTAAAAAAGAATTAAAGGAAAAAGTAAATGCAGAAAAGTAATTTACTCACGCAAGTCATCGCTGAATTAGAAGCGCGTGAAGCGAAGGGAATGGAAACCTACGGAACAACACTCGACCGCACCGATTTAACGCGCTCAGAATGGCTACAACACGCATACGAGGAAGCCTTAGACCTTGCGTTGTATTTGAAGAAACTTAAAATTGAAGAAGATGCCAGAAAGCAAAACTAAAAAAGGAATCTGCGTGTACTTACACAAAGACCTGTGGAACGAGATTGACGAGAAACGCGGAGAGAATAGTCGTAACACTTTTTTAAGTGAAGCAATTGAATTCTCGTTGAAATTCTACATCGACGAATCTAAAGTAAAATTGAAAGAACAAACGTCGACAAAATAGCGACAGACGAAGTAAAGATTAAAGCGTGGTTTCTGCGCTTTTTTTGTTTGTCTAACTTTTTCTTTTCCACGGTTAGAGTGTTTATTTCTTCGGTCAAAATATCGGTCTTCTGTTCATAAGCCTCAACAACTTCTTGTAAGTTTTCAATCTTTTGTTCTTCAAGGTTCAATTGTTCTTTGAGGTTGTTAATTACAAGTGAATCGGAAGCAATAACGCTGTCGCAGGAGTTCACCAAAGTGACCACATCAACGCGAGTAATAGTATCTCGAATAAGAACAATATCACGAGTTCTTTGATAGGTGGCTTTGGATTTAGATTGAGCATCTTCATAGGTTCGGAGTTGTTTATAAAGTTCTATTTGTTCTTGGAGTAACCGGTCGTATTCGCCAGCGTTGTAGTTTATCACGCTATCTTGTTTTTGTACTTCAACGTGAACATCTTTCGCCTTATCGCTTCCCCACCAATTCCAACAAACAACCGTCCAAATAGCAGTTGTTCCAATGAGCAACAAAGCAATTGCAAGTATATTTTTTCTCATAAAATCTTTCCTTCGTGTATGCGGTAATTGTGAACACTGAATGAACCATTCGCGCCTTTGTCGACTATTGCAAATCCGTGATTATAGCGGGAATAAGGGTTGTAATCGGGCGAAAGTTCACTCAAACAAGCAACACCCCAACAAGTAATAAATTTTCCGTTTGCGTCGCGTTCGCTATGTTCTGCGGTTTGGTGGTGGTGTCCACAAAGAGCGGAGACCTTAGTCTTCATAAACAACCCACGCGCTACGTTAACCGACGGAAGGAATTGTTTTCCAAATTCGTGTCCGTGAAAGATAGACAACTTACCAATGTTCAATTTGCTCTTTCCGTCAATCCATTTAACGTCGTGTTTATCGCAATGAGTTAACGTTGGAAAGTCGAAAGCGTCAATGTCAAATAGTTCGGGTGCTTTGATTCGCATATATCTCCAATACCTTTCCTCGTGGTTTCCTTCTTTGTAATAAATATGAGCGTTCGGAAAAGTGTGTCTTAACGACGCAAGGAATTGACGAATAGAATACAACTCGTCTTTGAATTTACGTTTGCGCGGATCCTTTACAAAGTCAGAAATCATATGGCAATCTAACGCGTCGCCATTTAAAATGATTGCGTCACAACCTTGTTTTAATCCTTCTGATATAGCGCACTCTAACGCTTCGTTATCTTGATAAGGAAGGTGAATATCTGACAAGATTAAGAACTTATTCCCTTTCAATTCAACGTGTCTTCGTTTCTTCGAATAAGATTTAGGTAGTGCGTATGGGTTGGAAGGTCTTTGTGCTGTGTCAATCAATTCTTTTTGTGTGTTAGATGTTCTGCTTTTCTTTCCAATTTTACCGCGAACGGTGCGAATGTAGTTTCTTGCGTGTTCCATTGAATCGAATGCTTCTGGATATTCAGTAAATAACTTTGAAGCCAATGAATGCGAAGGAGCGTCGGGAAACTTACTGCAAATCTCCGCTGTTATTTTCCTCGCTTCTGTCTGTGGTCTTGCCATTCTTTATTTTTGTAAATCGTTCAAGTACCGTTCCTGTAAACAAACCACCTGTTAAAATCGCGAGCGTGTCAAACATCGCAATCGGGCAAACGTAGTAAGTAAATGTCGCAACGTAACTCAAAATGATTAAGTTAATTATAACAAATATAGCAATTACTCGCTTACTTGAAACTTTCGAACACGAACTTAACAAAGACGTTATCCATTGCTTCATAAAAACTTCAATATGAATTGAACAATCAAACCACCAACCACACCCGCAGCGGTTGCAATACCACCCAAACGAGCGACCTGCAAACGTTGGTTCTGAATGTACTTGTCGTGCTTTTGAACCTTGCTCACAAGGCCTTCAATCTTCATTTCGTCATCACCAATCAAGACGTGATAGATGCGGTCTATCTTCTTCGTCATATTTTGAAGTTCTTCGTGTATCAATTGAATCTCTTTTTCGGTGTTCATGACTTAAAATATAATGCAATTTCTGCTTCACGACGACGAACCAAACCTTTCAAAATAACACCACCGCCTTTGTTCCAAAGACGAAAAGAATCTGCAATCGTTGGATCGTTAGGATTAGCGTTTACCTTTCTCAATACGGAAGACTTTTTGAAGCCTCCTGTTCCGATATTGTAAGCCAAAGAAACACACGCGCTGAATTGGTTTTCGTTGAGCGTTTGAGTTATCAAGGCACGAACGGATACCGCGAACTTATCAATGACGTTTTTCGCTAATTGTTCCGCTCTTGCTTGTGTGATTACGTCGCCTTCCTTAACCTTTGTGCCGTCTTCGTAGAAGGTGTTTCCGTAGCCAATCGTCCATACAGCAGAAGGGCAGAGGTAACTCTTTAAACGACAGCCTTCAAACTTTTTTAGTAGCGCGTAACCTTCAGCGTTAACTTTCATTTTTAAGTTTCTTTATTTGTTTCTCTTTCTTTGCAAGATACTTACGAAATTTCTCTTCGTAAATCTTGTGCATCGTCAAATTCTTTTTGCGTCCCCTTGTTGCCATGTATTTTGTTTTAGTTATCTCAACCAACCTAAACCTCTGCGTCTGTATTCATATGGTAGTCTATCGCGTCCGTCGCTAATCTCGAAAGCGTTGGAAGGATACACATTTGTTTGTGACCAAATTTGTTGCGTTGTGTTCGTCGTGTACTCTGGAAAGTCTGACTGATTAAAGCACAAATAGTCAACCATTCTTTGCGTGTAGAACATAGCCTGTGAACGCGCTTGGTCGCGGTAGTTTTGTAAGTCGGTTTGTGATATTGGTGTAGTGTCTTCGCTTGTTCTAATTACAAGACTTCCGTTATCCGTTTTAACATACAAATGCGGAAGCACCTCGTACATAGTCCACCACATAACCATTCGACGCAAGTAATTGTCAAGAAGGGTTGCGTATGCGCCCGTAATATCGTCGTTCACAACGTCTTCTTTAATCTTGTTGTAAAGGTCAGTTCCTAAATACAACTGCGCGTACTTGTCTTGTGAAAGATATATTGCAGGGTACATAAGCAACGGATCAACTGAGCCGTTAATCCAAGTATATTTCTTTATGTAATTCTCGTCAATGAGTAGAACTTCGGGTTGTAGTGCCATTGTGTGTTTTTATTAAGGGTATTTTAAAGAACCTCTATCTGGTCTGTTGATTGGTGCTGTTCCTTCGATGCCTTTTTGTGGAACATAAGGGTTATTACCAACACGCTTATCGTTGTTCAATCCATCGTTTGGAAGTATGCGTCCTTTTGAATCGCGTTTACGAACATAAATCAAACGTCTGAAAAAATGATGACAGAAGGAACCGCCGAGGAAGCGGAAGAGCGAATATGTGCTTTGCCCTTGAGGTGCGAACGAACCATTAACTCCTGCCTTGCTCATTGCCTCAATATCTTCGTAACGAAAGATTGCTCCCGCTTGGGACATTTTAACCATTTCTTTGCAGAACTCACGACTATTTTCGCTTATGTTTTGTGAATAGGCATAGCGTAATTTATAAAGTCCTTTATCTCCCCATTTAGATTCTTTCTCACCTTGAGCGTCGCTCATTGTAGGCATCTTGTTACGCTTTGCAAAGAACTCGCTTGTGTAGTTCATTTCGTTGTCTGGGTCGGTAACGTCTTCTTCACTTACCAACTGCCATTCGTCTAAATCGATGTATTCCGCTTTTTCTTTTAGTACATCAATCCACTCTTTGCCTTGTTCGTCGCTGAAATCATTCTCAGCATCCGCAACTACTTTTTTTTTTAATTCAGCAGTTTGCACCGTTGGTTCAACAACTACAACTTCTTCGTCGAATGGCGAGTTCATTTCGATGTTTATCTCTCCTAAAATTGGAGTGAAAACTCTTTCAATGATTCTTTGATAAGGCTTGATTACTTGGTTGTTGAATATCTCCAAACCAACGAGCATTTCATCTTTGTTCGAACCGAATCCTGTTGTGTCTCTAATTCCGTGAATAAGAGGTGAAACAACGCGATGTCCAACCATGATTTGCTTCGCTGTTTCTTCGCTTAAGAATTGATATTGTTTGTCTGCGTCCGACAAAGGAAACGCTTCGATTTGTGGTGCGCGTGTAGGATCTTCGTTAAATGTCATCAAGAATTTCCCCGCGTTACTTGCACCGCTCAAACGTGTTTCCCATTCGCGACGAATAGCCTCACGTTCTTCTTTCTGCGGTATTCCGTTTAAGAAGTTAATGATGAAAGAAGGGAATAAGCCGTTCAAGATATTGTTAACGTGGTATAGTCCCATTTGATAAGACAATTCAACGTAATTCAATGCACCAAAATAGTCGGGTTTTGGATAGTAAACACTTCCCGCACTCATTCCGTGAGCGTAAATAACTTGTCTTGGTTGTTCTTGTGCAATGGAAGGGTTGAACGCAGGAATAAACTCTGGCTTACCTCTTTTGCTCCTTGTGTTTGCCCAGTCTTTCGAGTAGAAAATTCCTGTAATATCGTCTTCTTCTTTGTCGTATGCAAGTCTGCAATTCTCAAAAGGTAGGTGATTGATTTGTACAACGCGTGTAAAGTCCATTGACCAAATTACTTCAGCAACAAACGCGCCTTGAAGTTTTAAGTCGAACGCAATACCTTGCAATGCGTTGTCGAGAATTGTTCCCGTACCTTGTCCCTCAATCATATAAGAGATTGAGTTCACCAGCGCGTTGTGTATTGGTGAATTGTGAAAGAGATTCAGAAGGTGCTGTGGGTATAAATTGTTATTTCCATAATCAATCCAACCGCTACGATTCTCTTTTTCAACCGCTTCAACAGGTTGATAAGCCGATAAGTTTATTGCTTGAATGTTGCTCATATTATGCACCTGTATAAATTACGTCTACGGGAATCGTAGGTGTTGAAACGTCAAAGTAATTTGTTCCGTTAGATAAAATCATTAAACCTTCTTCAACCTTACCAACAACGGAAGCGTCGGTAGGGTCTGTATTCGTTGAGCTGTTTTGTCCATATACTTCGTAGTGATAACGACCTGCATCGAGCAATCCAACTGTCGTAAGTCTTATTTTTGTAACACGTTCGTTCTCGTTTATCACAACAACTACTTGTTCGAGTTTTTCACCTGTCATTTCGTAAGTCATAACAAGTAGGTAGTGCGTAAAGGCAACGTTAAAATACTGGCGACCTTCATCGAGTGAAAGCCACGCGTATTGATTAGCTGTATTTGTATTGAGGTAAACCATTCCCTTTTTCCTTTACGATAAAATTACAGCACAGAGGGACGTTTAATCCCTCTATGTGTAAAAGTTTTTTGATTAGATAATGTCAGCAGGAGCATCACTTAACAAGTAAGCGCGCTTTGCAGCCTCGTGAGTGAACGCTAAAGTAAAGCCGTTCATATCACCCAATGCTGTTCCTGTTCCTGCAGTTGCAGTAGAAAGGTCTGCTCCGTACTCATATCCAACAGCCCACCAATTTGAGTTAGTGTCTTGAACGAATACAATAACGCGAGCCTGTGCAACCGTTTGCAATTCCTTGCGTTTTGCTGCGCTCAATTTGTGCAACATTACGTTTACGGTCTGAGTGTAAAACACAGTTCCGTTGTCGCGGTTGAAATTGATTGTTTCTTCGAATGAACCTGTTTGTGTTGGAAGTTCATAAGTATACAAGTCTGCATCTGTTGGACCAGCAATTGCTGTAATAACTTGAGATGAGTCCAATGTAATACCTGTAACCAATGATTGATCCAACAAAACGATTTGCTTAATACCACCGATGCCATCTTTGCAATCGAGTGTAAATCCTGTACTTAATTCACAAGCCATATTTGTATGTTTTTAATTAGCACAAAAGAGGGGTGGGTTTTATGCCACCGCCTCTGTTATGCAAGGGTTAGAATGGTTGAGATTATGCAGTATATTGGTAGAACGCGATTTCGTCACCGAATCCGTACTGAACACCTGCGAAGAAAGAAGCTGCAAAACGTACGTTGTCAGACAAGTCGTATTGGTACATATCCAAAACCGCAACGTTGTTCCATTGGTCTTTCAAGTTAGTACCGAACCAAAGGTTTGATTTTTGGAAGAAAGCCATTGTGTCGTCAGACATACCAGGACACTCGATGATGTCGTATTGTCCCTGCCAAGTCATCTTAACAGTTTCTCCTTGATACAAGTAAGAACCACCGCCAAGACCTAAGATTGCAGTTCTAAACGCTTCAGCAACATTTGAAGAAACCGCGATTACAGGCTTCTCAGTAGCACGACGAACACGTACAGGAAGTGTTAAAACAAGACGGTTCATTTCTTCGATTACGTTAGCAGAAGTGATAGCCTCTGGAGTAGCAACGTCAAGAACAGCAGAGTCAGCCAAGAACAATGTCTCGAAACCTGCGTATTCACCTGCAGTTGCGTTAACACCTTGCCACATGATGCGCTCGTTTTCAGCACCCATTCCAGCCATGATGTTAGCAATTAACGCGTCAGTCAATGAAGCGTGTAAGAAACCATCTTGTTCTGATTTTGATTCCCAATCCGCTAAAAAATCTTTTTTACACAAATTTCTGTGGATTTGGAATTTTTCTAAAGTCAAGATACGCTCTGTAAGTGTTACAGTTCCTGTTGGTGTGAAGTCACAAGTCGCGTTAGCGAAAGTAACGTTGTCAACTAATTTACGAACAACTTGTTTGTACTCGATGTTCTCTTTGAAAGTAACTGCGTTTAAAGACTCGTTACTTAAAAACGCAGCGCGAATATATCCTGCTGCTTCTCTACCTGCGTAGGTAGTGGTTAATGAAGTGGTAGTAGCCATTTTTTATTTGTGTTTTTTTTTTATTTTTTAAGATTGAATAAGAAACGCTCCTCAGCCGACATTTTAGCGTATGGCTTTGAAGGTGTTTGTTTTGCCTGTTTTACTTCTTTGATTGAAGACGCAGCAGGCTGTGCGCTTAATTTTGTTACTTCGCTTGAAAGTTCTGCGTTTGCCTTCTTGATGTCAGCAAGTTCGCTTTCTAACTTAGCAACAAGCGAAAGAAGTCCTTCAACCTCTGCGCTTAGTGATTCTTCAGCAACAACCTCAGAAGTTTGTTCTTCTTCGATTACTACTTCAACCTCTGGCTTTTCTTCTTCCATTGGTTTCAATTCGGTTACAACACCGTCAGCAACTACAACGATGATGCTTTCAGCTGTCTTGTATTCTCCGTCAGCCAAAACAACTTCGTTGCCTTCTGCGTCTTTGCCGAATACACGAACACCTGCAGCCCAAACGTCGCTGTCTGAGTAAATGCTTGTACCGTCCTCTAAAATCGCCTCAACCATTTGCTTCACCTCAACAACTTCTTCGGCTGATAGGCTAACGTTGTGTTTGGCGAATAGAGCGTTTACTTTTTCTCGTAAATTCATAATTCTGTTAATTGTTTGTTTAGATACTAGATATAAAAAGAGGTATATTTGTTTCGTAATTCGATTTTTCATAGGTTGAATTTGATTTTTAGGTTTGAACGGGGGAGTGATTACCCCCGTTTTTTTTATCCTAAATTGTCAAGAATCGTATTCAATATCTTCAACTCATCTTCACTTAAGCCGTACGTCTTAAAACCCATTTTACCGCCCTCATTTGTTATCTTCGTGAGAGCATTGAGAAACAGGTTAGCGTCATCGTTGAACAACTCCAACTTAAAGAAACCACCTGCTTCGATATTCATTTATTCTTCTTTTAAAAGTTCGTTTATTTCATCAAGAAGTGCTGCAAATTCTTCGTGCTTACTCAAATACATTTCTTTCTCAGCGATGAAGTTCCCTTCGATTGAGAAACCAAGAACTTCTTTGTTTTGAATCTGCTTTTTCACTTCTTCGTTTTCCACTTTCATACAACCAAACCAAGTACCTTCTGGAAGGTCGAACCCGAAGTTCTTCGACTTGTCGTTTTCTCCTTCGATTATCCACGTTTCAACCAACGAAACACCGTCAACAACTTTCGCGTGTTCAACCGTTGCGTTGTTTTGGTTTGCTTGTTTCAAATAATTGTAAGCAATTGCACGAATGGTATCTTTCGAATACTTAACGTAGTATTCTTCGTTCGTGTCTTCGTTGCGTCGATAAATGAGTTGATCGGGAATCAACAATGGTCCATAAAGAAGACCTCTAAAGTCTTCTTTGAATTTTACATTATGTTCTTCCGAAAGCGCAATAAACGAAATACCTATGGCAGGCTGTTCTACCACTGAAATCGCGTACACTCCAAGAAGTCCAGCGTCGTCGATTCCGTATTCAATAACTTTAATTTTTTTCATTGTTTTATCCTCCTAGTCTAGATTGGTTTTGAATTAATTGTTGAGCCTCTAAATTGCTTGACACTTGACCGCTCACGACGTACGCTTGAAGCGGTGGTTGTTGTTGGTTGGGTTGGTTGCCGACAAAGGCGAAGTTAGCAGGTGAAGGAGCGTTTGTTCCGCCTGCTTGTGGTACACTTCCACTACCGCTGCCACCGCTTGTTCCGCCACCACCATTGAATTGTTGTTTGCTTATGATAGCCACACGCGCAAGACCTTGAGCAATTGCAATACCTGCTGCTACCGCTGCGCGAACAGGTGCGTCTGGTGTACTAATAGCCATTTGTGAACGATACGCTCCTTGCGCTGCTAAGTAAGTATCTATTGTAGCCGTTGCAATGCTTACTCCTTTTTGAATTTGAAAGGCTTTCTTTTGTTGTCTTTCGCTATCTCCTGCAAATGCTCCTGCTAAATCACTAATAATAGACAAAGAAGTTCTCATTGCGTCAACGCGAAGTTGTGCTTTTGCATCTTCGGCTTTTTTTAGTTCATCAAGTTCTTCTTGTGTTAGTTTTGCTGTTAATTCAGTTGTTTTAGCGTGAGCCTCCATTTGAGCAAGAAGTTTTTTATCTGCTCTTTTCTTTAAATCGTTAAATCCAATAGAAGCCATTTTATCGTCTTCCGCTAACAAGTCTTCGTTTAGCTTCTTACGTCTTTCTAATTCTTTTTGGTCTGCATTTTTTTGGTCGTCTTCTTGTTTTTTTATTGCGTCTTCTCTTTCTTTTTTTGCTTTATCCGATGCGTCCTTATCCATTTTTTGAATAGACAACTGAAACCCTTGATAGTCGCTTGTCATTTGAGCAATTTCATTTCGTTGCTTATCAAATGATTCTTTGAGTTCCTTTTCTTGCTTTGCTGGATCAATCAATAATTCAGTTACTAACTTACTGCCAGCTTCTGTTAGTTTTGTAATTTCATCATTTAGATTTACCGCTGTTATTTCTCCAAAACCTAAAGCCTTACTTACTTTATTTGCAGTAGCCAAAACCAAATCAATCGGAGCAACTAACATTCTTAAACCTACCGCGCTCAACTCCAAAGCACCTCTAACTATTTGTTGCAATAGTTCAGCGTTTCGCTTACTTGCAGCTATTTGAGATTCTGCTTGTTTTTCTTGAATTTCTAAATTTACTTTTGCGTCTTTTATCGACGTTTCAAGTTTCTTCATTTTAATTTGAAGAATCTCTTTTTCACTTTTCCCTTGTAGTCTTAAAGAGTTTTCTTGCAACGAAGAATTTTCGTATGCCTTTTTTGAAGCGTCTGCGGTTGCTTGTGCGTTCTTAGCAATTTCTCTTTGCTGTTCATCAATACCACTAAGACCGTTTTCAACTGCGGGAAAAAGTTTTATTAAATCGTCGAAGTTTGCAACGACTAAAGCGACAGCACCTGCAAGTAATAAAATCGGATTAGAAATAATTGCTTTTGCCAAAGTTGAAAAACCTTGAACAAGACCACCTATCTCATCTTTTAACGTTTTAAAATCAATTTTTTTAACTGCCGCACCCATTCCACTCAACGCCTGTCCTGCTCCCTTTAAGTCCAAGTCCATCAAACGCGAACCAAATAAACCAACGTTATTTGAAAGACCTTCAAAAGCATTACCCGCGTTTGCACTAATCTCAGCGGATAAGTCGCTTATGTTGTCCTTTAACTCAGCAGCACGAGCGGAGGCTTTCTTGAACTCCTCACTCGAAGAATCCATTTGCAACAACTGCTGATTCAACGCGCGTAACTCCGCCTTCGCAGATGTAAATCCTTTCGCTGTATTTTCTGCCGCGTCTGCCGTCTGATTAAGGACGGTCATTGCGTTTGTGCCTACATTAAAATCAATTGTATTCGCCATTATGAGAGTAGTTTATAAAGTATAAATATCCAAAAGGCGAGGTTTACCGAAATACGCGTTACTTTCCAAGCGTAGTGCTTCCACATTTTTAACTTACGCTTTCCGTTAGCCACTTTTCCGAACTCACTTTCGCTTTTGACGTTGAGTTTAATAAACTCTAAACAAGCGACCATTGCGCCTGCTTTATTTTGTAGATGTTCCTTTGAAGTCGCTTCCATTTGATATAATTGTTATTGTGTCACCCATTGCGCTTAACGTAACGCTTCCGCTTCCTTCAACCGTTTCTCCTGTGTATGCTTGGATTGTTACTCCGTTAGCCGCGACCGACTTTTGAATTATCAATTCACGTCCTGCCGTCGTGGTTGCAGAAGGCAAATAAATTGTGATGCTTCCGCCTGTCGTATCTGCGAAAATCATTCGGTCGAAATTCGTTACAACGTAGTCGGTCGTTATCGTTCTAACTGGTTGACTAATCGAACCACCGAAACTCACAGGCGCACCGAAGCGCGTTGGTGCGAGTGAAGGTGCTTGTTGAGTTATAAATGAACGTGTTCCGTTGTTTGGTTGTGAGTAGCAGTTATTCTTTGCGCTGTTCCAATTGTAACCAAAACGCAAACAACAGTCTTGTGTTATCGTCGCAGGATCACCATTCGAATTTTCCCAATTAAGACTTTGGTCAAGATTAGCGGAAACAGGCGTAAGGTCGCAGTCGTTGTCGATGTCTAACACGCGAATAAGTTTTACCTTCGTCATATCTTGTTCGCCAACAACGTAGCCTTGAATCTCAAGAACTCTCCACCAAGAATCGATTATCCATATCTTGTCGCTAAATTGAAACGTGAAGATGTCGTTGAGTGTTAGTGCAAACATTCCTTCTAAGATTCTCGCTTGTCCGTCGAATAGTTCGCGGTAATAGTTACGCCACCAACGATTGTATAAGTTGTTGTATGGGTTTGCAACGATTGTGTGCGGTGGTATTTCGGGAGCGAAGTTGAGGTCGCTATCCGTCACCGTTGCGTTCATTGTCGAATAATTATTCAAACACTTAACCGCTGTTTGCACTACATCACCACTTACTTCGTCAAACATATTCACGAAGAAGTCTGCGAAATAATATAGGATGCGTGGTTTAGGTTGTACGAATTGACCTTCTGCATTCAAGAATTTAGGAACAACAACATCTGTATTTTCGACAGGTGCTGAAGGTGTAGATGCAAACGCTAACTCAACCTTTTCTTCGCCTGTTGCGAACTCATTGATTACTTCAAAGTCCGCTTCTGTTACCTCATAACGTCCGTATGTGCGTCCGTTATCTGTATAAACTGAATTGAAAAAGTCTGAATCACTCGCGTATGTGAAAGAGAACTTCGCCTTCTGAAGGTCTGTCGTTGGCGAGTACATTATGTCTTTCGACAAGTCCAATTTCTGCGACCAATCGAGCGTGTTACCACTTGCGATATACTCAACCATTGGTTCAACGCGTAGCGTGTTTGGAAGCGTCTTGTCAGCAACGAAAACAAGGTTGAACATCTTTTGAATTGACGTAATGAAATCAATTTGCTTCATATCTGGAGCGTTAAACTCCATTACGCAAGTGTCACCTGTTAACGCTGTTCCAACGCTTACCAATTCAACACCTGTTCCTGTGTAATCTACATTCGCATTTCCTGTAAAATCAATTTCCATTGTTCCATTTCCCGAAGTGTATGGTTGCGCTCCAAAGACAAATTTTACTTCGTCACCTTGCGTTAGTTCAAGAGTTATATTTCCTGTTGAACTCAAAGTGTTTGTTGTGCTTGTTCCAAGACTATATGTAAAAGTATCTTGGTCACTAAACACTTCGTTTACTTGTGGATGAAAGCCAAATAAAACGTTTCCTACATTCGTTCCACCTGTTGAAGTTGCTGTTCCATTTATCCAACATCTGAATGTGAATGTTCCATTAAATGGAGCGGTGTAAATGCCACTACTCCAATCGTTACCCGCGTCTTCGTATTCGGTGAATTGAGTGTATAAATCGTAGTATTGATCGTTATTTGCAAACGCTATATTGTTAAGGTTAGACGCAAGACCTAAATTTGAAGCAATGTCGTTTAATCCTAACGCACTATTCAAGTATTGTCCATTCACAAAAGGAACATAAACGTTTTCAAGGATGTCTGATAAGTAATCACTTGAATACTGAATACCCGCGTCGTTCATTATTTGGTCGAACAAGTATTGTGCTTTAACAGCTGGTGTTAAGTGTCCAACATACAAAGGTTTGTATAAAGGTGGAACAGGAACACTACTTGAATACACAGGTTGTCCAACAGGATTATAAGCGGTAAGATTCCACTTGTCGCATAGCGTTAATATCGTGTGGTCGTTAGGTGGTGTTTCAACGTTCGCGTGAAGTAAGTCGTAGTCAAGGTCACCTGCTACAATCGATTCAATGTCTTTCAACTTTTTCTCGTTTAGCAGACGTGCAAGGTTTGGTACTTCACCGAAAAACACAACTTCAAATTCAAACAACTTACCACTTTGCCAGTACAACTTCTTAACTTGTATGTGACCACTTGCAATTGGAATAGTGTTCACCGTCAACACAGCATCAACCTTCTTTCGAAAGTCAAACCATCCGTCGAAATTAACGTTGAAGATAGCACCGAAAAAGTCGGTGTTTGTCTTACTTGCAGGAACGCGAAATTCTTGCGAGTAATTGCCCACAGAAGCGAAGTCAGTAATGTCCGTAAACTTGTAATTGAGGTGCATCTTCTCGTTCTCGTAAAGGTCGAGAATCGCGCTGTTTCCGTCGTTGTCGGTGAGCGTAAGTATTACTTGATTCATCATAAGCCAACAGGTTGTGAGTATTTTAAATTCAAAGTAACATTGTATAATTTAGAATAGCGTTCGTCCTTGATAACAAAATTCTGCGTGTCGACAAGAACAGGTGTTTGTGTTCCGTCGTTGTTGATTATAAAGACATCGTTTGAACGACACAAAGTCTGCAACAAGTTGAACTCACCAACCGATACCCAGTCGCTGTTTATTTGTAGTCCTTTTGTTGTTGTCACATAGCGGTCAGTCATACCTCTGTCGTAGGTGTTGAAACCAAAGGTTGAAGCGTTGTATGTTCCAACTACTTTTTGGTATTGCTTACGATCGTAGTTGTACGACAACTCGCTCTTCTTCGTGAAGTTGAAGTAATCAGTACCGCCACAAGTATTTGTCCAACCGAGACGCACATTGTCAAAGCGACAATCGTCAGCGACAAGGTAAAAACAGTACACGCGTGAAGCGGCTGTGTAAATAGGGAAAGCGATTTCTTCACCTGCTTGTATTGTGTAGTATTTGATTCCTGTTAAATCGATTCCGTTATTTATTAAGTTCGACGCGTAAGCACCATACGCACTCACGCTATTTAAGTCGGTAGGTATTACAAAGGTAGCCGTGTCTACAATTGTATCGTTGTCGTCGTAAGTTGTCAAGTATAAATTAGTCGCTATGTTGTCCGCGAGTAGTCCGTTGTTGCTTATTGTGTACAATTGTCCCCAATCCGCTAATCGCGTTGGAATGTACACCCAATCGTTTGAAAGACCTCTCGAAGACGCTTCGCTCCATTTGTGCGTTTCGTTGGTGCGTTCGCTTAACAAATACTTGTTTGCATTGCTTAACGCATAGCGTGTGTTTGGATTTGGCTTGTATCCATCGCTTACTTGGTATTCAGCGAGGAACGCGTACACATCGTCGATGTCAGCCATTCCGCTACCGCTTACTGTGAACACTCCGTCGACCAACCAACCTTCTTTTATCGTGCAAGAAATAAACGCAACACTTGAAGTCTCTTCAATGATTCCGTCGCGTATTGCTTCGATGTCGTGTTGTAACGATTCACGAAAGATAGGTGCAAGGTCTAAGATTCCCTTGTTACTTGCGTTGGGTTGAACATTGACTTGGAAAGAACCGAAGTCGAACACAAATCGAAACCCTGCGTTAGTTACGTTCGTTGAAGATGCAACGAGCATAAGCCTTTGCCCGATAGGTGTGTATTCGTATGGTTGATCGTTTATTGTAATTGCCATATTTTAAATATCGTTAAATTGATTTTCTAAAGTTGCTGTGAAGTCTTTCTGATATGCTGCGACTACCTTCGATTCGTATTCGTCCCAAATGTTTTCCATTGCGTAATCGAAAGCGTGCCACCCCTTGATTCCGTCCCTTCTAACTTTGAACATTATTAGTTTTGCCACCTGTTGTTTTAGTTCTTCGCTCGACTTCTTGAACTTACCACTTGACTTATCGCGAAGTCTTATGCCTTTGATTGTCATCCAATCGTAAATAGCCTTTTGCATTGGCGACATTTGTCCCTTTGCGGGTTTGCTTCCGCTTCCCTTCTTGAAAGAGTAAGGCGCACCTTGCGACTTCTGCGTTCCATTCACACCGTTTTCTCTGAACAAAAAGTATTGTCCTGCCTTGCCCTTCGCGTAAACTGAAACATTGATATTCTGCCCTTTGATTTGCAGTCTATATTTCAAAGACTTTTCGAGCGTACCACTTGCAACAGCATTCGTGTAGTTGCGTCCAACCTTTCGCTTCATACGATAGTCGGACTGCATCAACTCGACAAAGCGTTTTGCCATATCGTTGACCACAGCGAAGAAGTTGGGTGCGCTCGATTCGTTAGCCATTTGTTTCTTGTTCCTCTTTAATCTTGTTAAAGAATTGAATCAATGGTAAGCCAAATTTCACAGGCATCTCTTGAATAAAAGCATCTAACTGCTTTAAGTGTTCCTCTGTTAGTTGCATATTAGAAAGATAAAATTGTTACTCCTATTGCCTTTGCTACGCATTGTTCCACCCACGTGTTGTCTTCACCCCACGCTGCGAACTCTTGTTCTGTTAGCGTGTAGTTACCATTGCTTAAAACCTTAGCAGGTACTTCCTCAGTAGCCTCAGATTTTAACTCGTAATAGGTTGTGCAAGTGGTTGCAGATGTTTCGAAGTTCAAGATTAGAACTGTCATTTCTGTTGCTGTTCCTTGATTTAAAGGAAAGACTATTGGTTGTATTTTAGCCATTGTATAAATTATTAAAGTACTACTATTGTTCTTGTTACTCCTGCAATTCTAACATTTAGATTTGTTCCGTCAAACCAAATATCTCCGTTAACAGGTGAGGTAGGTGCTATTCCGCTCGGTATTCTTAACGATGCTCTTGCAGTTACTGAAGGTGCTAAAACAGTTGTGCCTGCCGTTACTTCAATTGCTCTAAAATCTGCCGCTGCTGTTAGCGTCGGGTTTATATAAAGACCTCTGGTAATACCATTGGCGCCACCCGTTTGGTTTATGGTAGATAGTATTTCAAATAAATTGAAAACAGCAGTGCCACTTGTAGGCGCTATGTTATTTTGAAATCTTACTCCGTAATATGTACCGCCTGTAGCAGTATGAGATTGGCTGTTTCTAAATAAATAACCATCTGCTCCAGATGCTGTATAACTTAAAGTTGTTTGCGACAAAGTTGTTAACGCAAACTGCCCAATTTGTAGCTGATTCCACGCACGAATGTTGGTATCTGATTCTACTTTTACTCCACTACTTATCGAAGTTTGAGTTCCTGCCATAATAGAACTCACCCTCGCCGTTCCATTCACATCGAGCTTAAACCCTGCGTCTGTTGTTGTGTTGATTCCTACGTTACCTGTTGTCGCTACGTTTAAATAAGTTGTACTGCCTCTTTGTATTGTAAAATTTCCATTATTTATAATGTTCCAAGTTGAACCGCCTCTAACTAATTCTAATCCACTTGTTGAGCTGAATCCATCACTTGCAATTTGAATTTTAGTATTCGATGTAGACGTTGTGCCAACCTGCAAATTAGTTGTTGGAGTAGCCGTTCCAATACCCAACCTACTATTCGTATTATCCCAAAAGAAGTTAGCACTCTCTTGAAGTACATTGCCCGTTCCTTCGAACAACACTCTGCCAACCGTTCCGCTTGTTATTAGTGTAGTGCCTACCGTTAAGCCTGTGGCGATTGTAAATGTTCTATTCGCGCTTAAATCTTGCGTTGTGCCGTTGATCGTGAGCGTTCGCGTTTCGGGGACTGGCGTGTAACCAAGTGCCGTTGCAACCGTCTTGTTTTTCCATAAAGACGTTGAACTTTCATAAGTCAAGACGTTGTTGTTGATAGGAGTGTCAATGTACACGTTGTGTAATTCGTCCAACTCCCACCCGTTCATAACCTTGACGTAAATGCTTCCGTTATTCGCGTGAGCATACTCAACATAACCCACAACAACAATGTGTCCTGTCGCGCCTGTTGGCTTAATGTTTGTCAACCTTCCCGCTGTTGTTGGCGACAAATACAAGACATCTCCGTCAACCCACGTTTCACCTTGAAGCGAACCTGTGGTGTTAATGTTTTCAAGTTGTCCAACCGTTAGGATAAAACCTTCTTGATTCGTTGCTATTGTTTCGCAAACTATTCCTATTGTGTCCGCGCTGTTTGTGTCGTTGTTTGCTTGTGCTAACGCAACCGCTAAACGACCGCCTTGCGCTCCGCTAATTCTAACCGCTTGGTAAGCCGCTTTCGTTAATGTCGTGTTTGGACTTACTTTGTTCACTATTCGAGCGACAAGGTCAACACCATTTTTCAAAGAAACACTTCCGCCTTTCAACAACGTTTGTGAACTTCCAAGTGTATTGTTCCATTCAGTCGCTCCAACAACGTAACCTGCGCCCGAAGGACTAACGTTCAACGCTATGTGGTCGGCTGTTAAATTGAAACTTCCTAAATCTAAATTATCGGTTGCGCCTGTGTAAGGAACGTATCCAGTCAATGAAGGAATGGTTGGCTTGTTGTCAAGGTCGTTGTAATCATTTGAGAAAGCAACCGCTCCTAAATCGGCTGTATTCGCCTTCAACAAGATTTCTTCTTGCAAGTCGTCAATGGCTGCTTCGATGTCTATAATCGTTTGACAAGAAGGAAGCGTTACGCAAGTAAGACCTACTTCATCCGTCAACAAATACCAACCACGCACCCCATCGTCGTTCGTTCCATAGTAGTAGTTTGGCGAAGGTTCTGCTTCGTCATTCACAAGGCTAACGTTTCCGTTTTCGTCGCGTGTGATGCTATCGATGAAAGTCAAAATTGATCCTGTGCCACCTGTTGAAGATTCAAAGAAGTCATTCCACTCCGCAGGAATAGAACACGCGTCCCAATAGTAAGGAACAAGAAGGTCAAGACTCACCGTCCAACCTGTAAGCGTATGCTGAAACTCTTCAAGGAATGGTTCTAACGAAACGTTGTTAACCGTGATTAAGTCACCGAAAAGAACTCTGTGGTTTGTAATTTCCGCAACCAAGTCTTCAGCGATTCGTTGAAGGTCTGATAACACTTCGCGTTGATATTCCGTCTTGTCTTCTTTGTCGCGTGGTAAGTCGGCAAGGACAATCTGAAAAGAGAAAGTCTTCATCCCTTGCGAGTAAGTCACGTTTGAAGGGATGACGTGCATAAATGGATACTCCCCAAACTTCTCAAGGTCGGAAACCTCAATCTGTCCGTGTGAGAATCTCTTTAATATAAAGTGTCCAGAGGCGAAAGCCTTGAATCTATCGATTAGCGCGTTGTAGCTTTGTACGTTCGACATAATTGTAGTCTATTAGGTAAGTCATATAAGTAAATATCTCCCACGCTGATTTTTCCGTAATTGCGTCCAACTTTGTTATATCGCGCCCACAGGCTTCCATAAAAAGATGATACCAACCGTAGCGTCCAAGCACTTGGTTTAGGTTGTCTCTGTCTTCAATTGCTCCGTCAATTCCTGCGTCAACTTCTTCACCTCCGCTTCCAAATAATCGAGCGAAGTGTTGCTTAGTTCGTTGAGCAAAGTCGAAAAAAAAAGCATCGCACCGTTGAATTGTTCGAGCGTCATCTGCTCAACATAGCCCTCAACAAGTTCTCTATTTTGTTTGCTGTGTGGGATGATTGTGTACTTTGAACCCACGCGTTTGTCAATTGGTCTGTAAAGCGTTCCCATTATCTTAACCATATTCGTAGACACGTCCGAAGCCCACGTTGAGATATCCGCGTACTCACCCATTGAGATTGAATAAAGGTCGGGAATAAAACCAAAGTCTTTGTCCTTTATCGTTATCGTCTCAAAGAATTTCGCTGATTCATTTAGCAATGTTCCTTCAAATGCTTGGATTAACGTAGGCAAGTGTTGAAAGGGAATCTGCTCCGCCTGTTCTTTGCTTAGGTTGCTGATTGAAACAAGTCTTTCAATGTCGCTTTTTGCGTTGTGGTAGTCAACGTATTGCTTTACGCTAATCGAAGAATAGTCAGCAGGTATGCTTACTTTTATGCTCATTTATTCGTATTTATTCGTTTATGAACCACAATACAAACAACCTTCGTCGTCGTCGTCGATAGTGTTTGCTTCGTTGTAAATGCGTATTGCTTCCATTTCAATTTGCTCTTTCGTCCACTCTGGGTTGAAAGCGCGTATCTGTGATTTTAGAAAGTTTAATTTGTTTTCGCTCATTGCTTATTATAAGTTTAGTTCTTCGTTCTTTGTCGCAAAAATCTCCTATACTTGCGACGAATCCACATTATACGATTAGTTGTTCAATGTCTATTTCGTGATGGCTGAGTAGTGCGCGAAAGTATTCAAACACTTCTTCGATACCTTCCTGATATGCTTCTTCTTGTCGTTCGTTGTATTTCGTAAACTTGCGATATCCATTCATTTCAATTTCCCAAAGTAACGAAGCCATATCACGCGCCTTTGTGATTCTGTTGAACTCAACACGATCGTTGGAATCTGAAAGGTCAAATGTCAATGTTGCGGTACTCATTCGGTAATTTGTCGAATTGGTGCTTATAATTTGTCGTTGATAATAATCTGAACAGGTGCTTCGCTGTCTCCAGCGTGAACGGTTCTCGCTTGTTTAGGTTTGAAGTATTCCAACATTGCAAGGTAGTGGTGCAAGTAGTCTTCGTCGTCCATTGAATGCAAGACAGTCATTGCACGTTCTGCTCCCTGCGTTACCACGTAGTCACCAAGTTGATTCCACATTTCAGTCTTCTTGCTTACTGCGCCTTTCGGCTTCAAACCGCCGTGTCCTTTCTTCAATCGTCCGTGTTCGTCTCTTTCCATATCTGACAATAATTTATTGTGCTAAAGTATAAATATAAAAACTACTCTCGTTTACTTTTCGAAGGTAACAATTACCCTAATTTACCTTTGTAGTGGTTAATAAGTTGTTCCATTTTAGAATCGTAGTATTTCGAGAATGTTTTGAATCCATCATTGTCCTGTTCGAATAATCGAAAGAGAACACCTCTCAATCGTTGTGAAGGCTTCTTGAGCGTATCTTCTAACTCGCTCTTAAGACTTTCAACTGCGTCCAGTTCTTCGCGCTTAAAATCTTCGTCTTTGAAAGCGAGATAACCGAACTGATTTGCTATTGTAAATAGTTCTGACGCTTGAGCAGGTGAAAGTTCATTCGTTCCAAAGGTTAGTTTGAGCGTCTTGTCCTTTCGCGTACCTACGCTTTCAAGTTGAGCGGGAATTAAAATCATTGTAAATGTGTTTGGAAGTCTTGCAAGTTTAACAAGTCGCCTCTTAAGTTGTTTTTAATGTCGTGCCAACGTAGACTGTTAATGTAAAAGTCAATTGTCTTTGTTGGAGTGAACACTCGAAAGTGTGCGTTTTGAAAGTTTCTCCAAGTCATTACATTGTTTTCTTTGTACTTGTCCAACATCTGACCGAATAACTCTCTCTTTGCTTTGTTACTTACTTTACTCATCTTGTTACTTCTTAAATTCTTGAATGACTCACTATACTAATTACTCCCGATAATAGATCTTGAGCTAAGTGAGAGATAGAAGTATCCAGTCACACTAATTTCTTAATGTGTTGGACTCTCACTTTGCGATAATTACTCCGTCAAATGAGTCTTTTCGCTTTCGTGTCCTAACGTGAACAGCAATGTCCGTTAGTCTGGAATCTATCTTTCGAAGAATTGCCTCTCCGTGTGTCGTATGGCTTATTCCTTTGTCATACCATTGGGCTTTAACACAATCCCACAGTTGCCCTTGTTCGTCTTTTACCCTGTCGTTAAGTTGCTTCCGACGATAAAAAATATACCCCCAATTGTTTTTAGTCGTCAAACGTAAAACAAAAGGGGGCAATGCTAAAAACGTTTGACTATACAAATATACGTTCGTATAACCAAAGGTTGCCTTGAAACTTTTCAGTTACTCGTTGTTGAAATCAACATCGACATCAACCATCGATTCAAGAAACGTTTTTATGTCTTTCTTCACGCAAGCGCCACACGTCGAACGCTCGTTGTAAGCGCCTGTTGCTTTGTCTTTGAACTGATAGAACTTCGAGAGGTCTATCGCGTCAATCCTGCCCTTCTTTTGCGCGTCTAAGAGGAAACGTTTGAACTCTATCTGTTCGTCAAGTGAAAGAACACCGTCCCATTTTGACGCAGGACAAGAAGCGAATGCTAACTTTGCTTTGATAGGCATAACACACCCACAAAGTTTGATTGACTTCTTTCTGAATAGGACTTCGGTTTCAACTTCGTCGCCTACGATCAATGGACCGCAGCTTTGCGTTGAAAATTCAAAAAATTTACAGGTGCGACATATCTCTAAACGTCGCTTATACTCATTTGATTTTGCGAATAACATTGGCTCTTATTTTTTGTTTGATATTGTCTATTGTTCGATATAAGAACGGGGTTGGTATTCCCGTTTGTTTTGATAGTTCGCGATAGGTGAAACCTTCGAAGATATATTCTTGAAATATAAGGCGTTCAAACTCGCTTAATCGACTAATTAGAATGTCCAGTTGTTCGTTTGTCATTCGTGCGCCTAACCACGTCTTGTCGATTTCGTGCGCGTATTCTTTGAAGTCTCTGCGGTTTCTGTTCCACGCAATCGTTTGTTTGTAAAAAGGTGACGTTGGACTATTGACGGACAAATACATTACACGAATAAGATAAAATTCAAAGTCGCCTGTATCGATTAGATTCTCGATATGCTTTGAACCAAACATAGAAAGTAAAGAGTCGTGCAACAGGTCCTCGTAGAATGGTTCTTTACGAGCGATATTGTACGCTAACTCTTTGAACTTTTTATAGTGTCCTTCTATGTAGTGGTCAAGTGTCAACTGTTGAAGTATTCATCTATTACTTTGATTGCTTCTTCGTTTCCCTTACAAATATACGAAGCATAGCCCCTGTTTCTTAATTGCTCCTGCCATTGTACTTGTTCGGGTTCTATTTTACTTCCTTTGACTTTCTTCATTTCAATAGCAAGACCGTGATATTCTCCGCGTGGTTCGTAAATGAATAGATCGGGAAACCCTTTAACGTATCCAGTCCTTGCCATTTTAATTCGTTGTGAATCACTTGTCCACATACCACCCGCAGAAGCGCAATAAAGAGCGTCGGGATATGCTAAACGAAGGTACTTAATTACAATTTCTTGTTGGTTCGCTTCGCTTTCGGGTGCAATTTTACGCTTCGTGCTACTTTTTTTGTATGTTTTCTTAAAAGTTTTTACGTTCATTTTCAATCAGTTAGAAATTATTTTCAAAAAAAGTTTATTTTTTCTTGCTATCTTAAAAGTTTAGCATATATTTGTCAAACAATTAACAACAACACCAAAGGTAAACAAAAACAAACAACATGAACACTTACACAGATTTAAACACAAACGAAATTGAAGTATTAAAAGCAATCAGTATTGCGTCTGATGCAAATGGTGGTGATTTCACATACTTTGATGAAGCAATGAAGCAAATCAAATCATTAACTGAAGATCAAGTGAAAGGATATGTTTCTCAATTAACACAAAAGAAATATATCATTACTTCAAAAGAAGGAAAATACACACAAATTTGTGCTGGTATGTATGTAGACTTCTTAACTGAATACGAATTTTAAAAATAATATCCCAGGGGCGCGGCTGACCAACGCGCATTAACTAAAACCAAATAATCAAATGAAAAAAACACTACTCTTTATCGCGATGCTATTCGCAGGAATGTTAATCGCAGGAACGATTGACGAATCAACAAGACAATTAGAACAAACCCCAAACCACACAACAAAATGAAAGTAGAATTAATTCAAAAGACGACGCTTACCGATATGTATTACGTCATCAAAGTAAATGGTGAGTTTCATATGTCGTACAACGACTTGCAAGATGCAAAGAACGCATACGACCGAATCAAGTCAGCGACACCACGCGAAGAAATAATTGAATCAAAAGAAATCTAAAAACCAATAAATCAAATGAACAATGAAAGAGCCAATTTTTACAAATCAATTTTTCTCTTTGAAGAAGAAGTACAAATTCTTATTGACGGAATCATTACCGCACAAAATTACTACGGTAATCAAAGGACTGATTCGCCTTCTCGGAATCAATTGTGCGACCAACGAATTGCAGAACTTGAACGAGTATTCCTCAAGGTTACTACTTCGTCTTGGAAAGAACTACCAGAGCCAACAAAAGAAATCTAACTTTGTTTGCGTTTATTCGAGCGCGTCAGCCTATAACCTAACGCACAACGAGATAAGCGCGAACATTGAAAAATGTCAAAAACTTTCAGAAGCGCGTTGGAACGATCAATTAATTGAATACATTTGTAACCACTAAAAATCAAAATCAATGTACAATCCTAAAATCACTTATCACTTTTCAATGGACGATATCGAGCGTCTGAATGAAGAAATCAAAGTAATCGCACAGAACTTCGAACACGAGAACGGTTGGTTTCACGAGAACGAAGGTCGCCAGTTCACAGACGAAAAAGGAAACGTCTTCGACTTCGATGTTCTTGGACGATTCTTCCGCAAAGATGAACCACTATTCGACATTCACTACGTTAGATTGAAGAAGGACGGAATCACTTTCGAGTTCGACTACCGAATCTTTCAAGACCATATCTAATGGGATACTTTAAGCGAATAAGCGAGGAGGAACAAATGTCAGCAAACGAATGGTTCTGGCAAAACGAAGAAGCGAAACTCGCTAATAAATTAGAAATATATATAAACAACAAAACAAATAACAACATGAGCATCATTGCCCAAAACAACAACAACAACAGCGGAGGTCAAACAGTACCCGCAGGAACGCACGTAGCACGTTGCTACCAAATCATTCACATCGGAACGATTGTCGACACTTATCAAGGTGAAGAGAAATTGGTGAACAAGGTTCGCTTAGTATTTGAACTACCATTGGAAACAGCGGACTTCGGCAAAGGTGAACAACCGTTCTCAATCGGTCGTGACTTCACATTATCAATGCACGAAAAGAGTGGCTTACGCGCTTTTGTTCAATCGTGGTTAGGTAAAGCAATGAGCGACGCAGAAGCGAACAAATTTGACATTGGAACATTACTTGGCAAGGAAGCAATGGTTAGTGTAATGCACCGCACAGCGAACACAGGGCGCACCTACGCAGACTTGAAAGGAGCGTCGCCACTTGCAAAAGGAATGTCTTGCCCACCACAAGTAAACGCTTCGTTCTTGTTGGACTACGACAGCGAAGACTTCGACTTGCGTTTCAAGATGCTTCCAGAGTGGTTGCAAAACAAAGTAAGTTCATCGGCTGAATTTAGCAAACGTTTGGAGCGTTCTGCGGATCAAATGAACAAAGCAAAAGCAATGCTTGAAAAAAGCGGGTTAGTTCAACCAACAGAGAACGAAGACGACCTACCATTCTAAATTATAATGTGTCTTATAAGGGGCGAAAGATTGAATTCCCGTCCCTTATAAAGCCACAATGACTTAATGTACAATAAACCATACAATGAAAAACAAAATGAAAACAAGAAAAGAATTTAACATTGAAAGAGTTCGTGAATTTTGCAAATTAGTAAATCAAGGAGTAAAACCTCACCACGCATTAACACAAATGAACGCTTGTAGCGGCTACGTTAGACCACTAAAAAAATCGGGTTTATACTGGAAAGAAAAAAACGGAACTTATAAAGCGGTTGAACGCGTAAGAGTAGACCGATATGAATCATTTGTTAAGGCAAAGAATGAATATAACAAGATGAACTATTTGAAGTACGAAAAGCAATCTATTGAAAAGAAAAAGTCTTATACGAAATTTGTAAAACAGACGAGCCTATTTAATCAACCAAAAGCAAAACAACCAACCACGAACGCGTCAACGATGAAGGCAAAACAACCTCAATTGAACTTCATTCAACGCGTGGTAAAATCAATTTTTAACCTGTAACAAAATGAAAAAATTAATATCACTTGAAAAGCGCGTTGAGAATCTACTCAAAAAATACAAGACGCTTCGTAATAACAACAAAGCACTTTGTGTCCGCGTTTGGGAACAACAGTTCGAAGAAAGAAAAGACATCACAAGCAACTTCTTCGCTATGTATGAAAGCGGAAAATATGTAAGCGCGGACAACATCACACGCATAGCGCGATTGGTTAAGGAACACAATCCAGAGTTACGCGGAACGAACCACGCTACCAATAAGAAGA